GAGCTTGTCCCATGCCTTCAACTTCATTTGCTGGTGAGGAATTAGGCGAACATAACCAATATCATCATCCTCGCAAAAGACACCCACAGGCTCTTGTGCTGGCTTAACGGCCTTTAACTCACGCGCAAACGCTTCGCACTGAGCGCAAAAGTTTGATTGACCATCTTGCTGTGCCAAGGCTGCTTGCACACGGAAATAAAGGTCTTGTCGCTGCGGATTGTCTACTTCTAAAGTCGTCCACCCTGCATAGCGCATTTCTGTTTCGCATCGCTCTAATAAGTCTTTCATTCCATCACCTCCTGCTTTGCGGTTAGCCCCTCAAGGCGTTTAATCCTTGCCACGTTGTACGCAACAATTGCGGTGTGGTACTCCATGCTGGACTGGTGACGTAGCTTGGTGCGCTGTGCCTGTATCAGTTCCTCGGCGATGAGTTCGGCAGGGGTCGGCATGACCCAATGGTTTGTAAACCATGCCCATACGTTTTTTAAGTGATTCATAGTTCCCTCGTTTTTATCATTGTGTCTGCTATTACATAAGCCCTGTGAGCAAACTCATCTATAGTTCCTTGTAGTGATGGTTCTGAAATCAGTGCTTGCATAGCCTTGGCTGCAAAGTAATCACGCAGGTTCATGCCTGTGAAGTACATACCAAGTGTTTGTGTACCGTGGTTATGCAATGGAAATGCTGGTGTGTCGCTTCTGTTTATTAAGTATTCTTTCATTTGAATATACTCCTCGCTAAAACTGTCTTGGTGGGTTCGCATTGTTTGGTTTGCGCTTTGGTGTCACTGAAATAACCAATGGCAAAGCAGATGGCGGCAAACACGCCAACGCACTTAATGAACGTCATCAGGCTGCTCCACATCCACTCCCATGTTGATGGGGTTTCTTCTTCGTCTTCAACCAGTTGAATTTTTATCTTGCTCATAATTTTGTTTCCTCAATTTTTCAAATCAAAGTCAATTGGGTTGGTGTGATTTGCCATTCTTGTTCCTGTCGGTTTGAGTTACTGCGTACGGTCTGACCTGTTAAACAAATCAGCCCGTCCCGTTCAATTTCTTTTACCCGTCTTGCGACTTGGTTGGAATCTAGCCCTGTGATGTTGGCAATGCCATCTTTGCCTAATTTGCCGTTCTTGCGTAGGCAGTCCACAATAATTGTGGCGTGATGCTTTGCCAGTTCTTTAGCGGAATCCGCAGCCAGCCAACTGGTCACGGGGTCGGTGTTTCTTGCTCTAAACATTTTGCACCGCCCTTTCTTTAGAATGGCAAATCGTCAGGCATATCGTCAAACCCGCTACCTTGTCGGCTTTGCGCTTGGCGTGGCTGGTCTTCTCTAGGCTTTGGGTCGTTAAGGTATGCCCAGCCGTCCCAACCGCCTTCTTTAAGCGGGATAACGTCAATCTTTAGCATTTCCCCATTCTTGGTTTCAATGATAGAACCGATGCGCTGGTAGCGGTTTTTGCTTTGGCCTTGGGCGTTTGTGTATGTCCCGATGATGCAGGACACTTCTTTTTTAAGTTTTGACATTATTTGCTTTCGATGATTGAGTTAAGTTTTTCCACTTGGACGGTAACTTCGCCCAAGAATTTAATGATTTCGGCTTCCATTTCCGCAATGAAGGCTTCATCTCGTTCGACACGCTTTATAAAAAGTTGCGCCTTTGCTGGCATCCGTGGGTCATAAACCACATAGTCACACCATGCCCGGTCTGTGCAAGCCATCTGCATCTGCATCTGTGCAAAATACTTGGCTGGCACTTTTTCTGTTAACAGCGTGTCAATCATGGTTGCCGTGTTGGGGCATTTAATCTCACACATACCAAACAGCCCCACCAAGCCATCAGGAGACGCACCAGCCCACTCAATCCGTGGGTGAGGTACAAACCCTACTTCTTCAACTAAAACGCCTTGTGCGGCTTCGTATGCCGCCCGTGCAAAAGGCTCTTGGTCTGTACCCCATTGCATTGCTGCGTTGGAGAACGATTCGGCTTTGGTGTTGGTAAGCCTTTCGACCACCAGTTGGGCCATGTAATTGTCCCGTGTGGCGGCATAACCTGTTTTGGTCTTTGCCATTAGGTCGGCAACCCGGCTGGCGGTCACTTTGCCTAAACGTGCAGCAAACCAATCGTCTGTCCGTTGTTCCATCATTTCAATCATTGCAGTTCACCTTTCTTTGCGTCTTTGGCCTTAATAAATGCGGTCTTGGCAATTTCATCATTGCCAGCGGCTTTAATGGCTTCAAAATATGCGGCTTTAAGTTCAAACTCATTTGTGCAAGATTCAATGTCGGCTACCAAGGCTTTAACTGTGGCGGCTGATATTGCATGGGTTTTGGTGGCTGCATTGCCATCGTCATCTTCCGGGGCGATTCCACACGCTGCCATCAGGCTGTAACGCCGTGCGTAAGTCAATGCCGAGCCATAACCCTGTGGGTCTTGCTTGCTGGCTGGAACGTGCAACTTGCCGCATTCCAGCATCTCGCCTGATTCGTGGATAAACACGGTTTCTACGGTCACGCCTGTTGTGTCTTCGCTGGTGCGCTGGATAAGTGCTATCCCTGCGCCGTTTAAGCCTTCAATAACCGCCTCCACACAAGCGGCAAGGTCGGCGTAGCGGCTTTTGAAGTGTGGGTTGGTGGATGACTTGAGTGCTGGCCCAAAAGCCTTTTGCGCCTTGACTAAGGCGGTTGCGATATTTTTCATGCTAATTCCTCTTTAATGATTTCTAACTGTGAATCGGTGTCCAAATCCGAGAACGGGACAAAATGGTTTTCTTGGCAGCAGGAAAGTTTGCCGTCTTTTTCTTCCATGCAGTACGGGCAGAATTCAACTTGCCCCATGAGTTCCATATAGTGAGCAATTAAACCTTTCATTACATTCTCCAAAAGTAAATTACAAAGGGAAGCCCGATAAGGGCGGCGAAAAGAAAAGCGGTGGCAATGTCTTTCATTCGTGTGACTCCACAATCATTGCTTCTAATGCGTAGATGGTGTGAACGTCAATGTGTTCGTACAGTTCAACGCCGTTTACGTAGATTTGGTCAATGGTGGCAATTGCGGGGATGGGTGGGTCAATGTCCGTCTCGGTCTGAGCGTCTTCCCATTCATAGGTGACTTCCCAAACGATGCTGTCATAAGTGAGTGTTGCTGAGTGCATTTTAATTCCTTGTTGGGTTTAGTAATCTTCGCCAGCCCGTGCAGGTTGTGCGCCTAAAAATGCAGGGTTGATTGGCGCATCGTGCTTCCATGCGTTTATGCCAAGGTCATACGCAATGGCTTCTATTTCAACATCCATGTCTTGCATTTGCTGAACAAGGGGGTCGTGACGCAATGTGTAAACTGGTAATGAATCGGAAAGTGCTTGCCGTTGTTTTTTTAGGCTTTGCATTTTTTGGTATTTGTTCATTGTTGTTTCCTTGTGGCTTTTGTAATAGCGGCTTGCAGCAATTCCAAAGTTCCAATTGCTTCGTAGCAATCAGGATAGTTGTCAAACAAATTTAAGGCTTCAATGCAAGCCTCAAGCAAGTCAGGGGCTGCTGCAATTAGTTTTGCATCTGCTGGGTTGCGTGTATCAACCCAAACAATTTCTCCAATGGCTTGTTTTTTGGAGTTGTCAATCAAATCAACTTTGGTTGAACGAGCATCGCTAAGATGCCAAGGTGCGGGAGTGTGCTTCATAGTGATTACTTTCTAAAAAGACCCCAAGGTGTTCGGGGCATGACTGTATTGTATAGCAAAATAGACAAAAAAACCATGTTGCAACAAAATAATTTCTATTGGTTTTTGTTTCTTAATAGGTAAAATTTATGGGCGCATGGCGCAAAAGTAAACTAAAATAGACGGAAATGACTAAAGAACACGCAATCAAACTTGCTGGCTCACAATCATCTTTGGCAAGGCTGCTGGGGGTGACAAGAGGCGCAGTGTGGAACTGGCAGACAATTCCACAGGGGCGGCTTTGGCAGTTAATGATTTTGAAGCCTGAGTGGTTTAAGGCATAATGTTTTGAAACACGGCTAGGTTTGGCTTGATCTCCAAACCGAAAAGGGTACTCCCCCCCTGCCGCTTGTTTCTTTCAGGGAGTATGCGGAGTAAAAAAATGCACTATTATTCATTTCATGTGAGTGATTACCTTCACGACACTGCCCATTTAAGCAATGACGAGGATTTGGCTTTTCGCCGACTTCTTGACCTGTATTACACGCAGGAAAAACCAATCCCAAACAAAACCCACGAGGTTGCTAGACGCATCCGAATGGTTAAACACATCAATGCTGTTCAAATTGTTTTGGAAGAATTTTTTATGTTTGACATAGAAAACGATTGCTGGTTTCACAAACGGTGTGACGAAACAATTGAGGCTTATCAGGCCAAAGCCGAGAGAAACAGGCAGGTTGGCAAACTTGGAGGCAGACCTAAAACAAACCCACAAGAAACCCAAAAGGTTTCCAAACATAACCCTAACCAAGAACCAATAACCAATAACCATAAACCAATAAAGAATACAGCCACTACCGTGGCAACGCCTGACGGCGTTTCAGAATCCGTTTGGCAGGAATTTGTTTCACACCGAAAATCCAAGAGAGCCAAAGTCACCCAGTTGGTGATTGACAAAATTATTGAAGAAGTCAACAAAGCCGGGTGGACACTTGAGGACGCATTGAAAGAAACCATTGTTCGAAATTGGCAGTCGTTTAAGGCTGATTGGGTTCTTGAAAAACAAAACCACCAGCAGCAAAGTTTTGCCGATCGTGACCAGCAAGCACGGCGCAAACGCTGGGAAACAATGACCGGGCGCAAGTGGCCTACCGATGGACAGACCAACACAACATTTTTGGAGATTGAGCAATGAGCATTTCACTTAAAGCCGTTGACCGCCTTTTTGAGCGACTTGCAGCCACTTACCCCAATTGGTCACGCCAGTGGCTTGATGTGCCTGAATCGGACATTAAAACGGCTTGGGCGCACGAATTAAGCGGGTTTGATAACAACCTACACGCCTTGGCATGGGCGCTGGAGAATTTGCCCGAACGCTGCCCAAACGTGATTGAGTTTCGTAACCTTGCAAGACGTGCGCCGGAGGCTGAAAAGCCACGCTTGCCCGAACCAAAGGCTGACCCCGCAAGGTTAAAGGCTGAACTTGCCAAACTTAGCGACATAAAAGCGCAGGTTAAAAATGCACCAATTGACCCGAAGGGTTGGGCAAAAGCCATCTTAAAGCGCCACAAAGAAGGCGCAAAAATTAACATTACTACCCTGTCAATGGCCCGATGTGCGTTAAATGAAGAATGATAAAACTAGCCCAACACTACGCCAAATTTGCAATGTTGCCGGGCTGGATAGACCACGTTCGGCACATGGTGAGGGAATACGAAAAGAATTCCCTGTGGCACGGGTTGGGGAAGTGCGTTGCCGAGCAAATCGAATTGTTGAAAAAACAACAAAGCACTGGGAAATAGCATGAGATACGCAGCAAGGACAGACGCTAATCAAACCGAGATTGTGATGGCGTTACGCAAAGCAGGGGCGTATGTTTGGGTGATTGGCCTACCAGTTGACCTTTTGGTAGGTTACAAAGGCCACACATTCTTGGTTGAAGTCAAAACCACTTCCAAGAAGCGTTTAACGAGCCTACAGACAGATTTTTTTAACAATTGGGCTGGTAGTACCTTGGCACGGATTGACAGCGTAGAAGC